CCACCGCTTGGATGACCGGAAACAGTATTCTGCTCACGGAATCCGATGTGAAAATCTACCGCACCGTGTAACTCTGCAACTCGCTTGGTTGCCGTGAGTGAATAGATCAAATCACCAAGATGTCCGGATTGGATTACTCTCATAATTCTTGCAGTTGTTTTTTTACACCAACGAAGAAAATTATCTCATTTCTATTTTGCCACGAGTTATACGACAAGGCTTCAAGTATTTCATCAATGCAAATCAACGCACAATCTCTTGTGGTTAATCCGTTGCCAAAACTCTCCTTGAGTTGGAATGCTTTCTCTTCAGGTGTCATTCGTTCGGGGTTACTGGGATAGGCATCCAATATGCCACATCAATAATTGCATTGCTATACTCCTCAACCCAAAGGTCATCGAAGTACCTTGCCAAAGTTATTCTCGCATCCGTAGTGTAAACCACCTGGATGTCTTCATCTTGTGGTGGGAGTTTGTCATCACCTCTCCAACTTGCTCTCATCTAAATTCAAAGTTATTGTGAAATTTTTACTTTCTATCGTTTGGTCAATGGTTTCTTTTGGTTTGCCTTGTGATCGTGTGAGCAACATCTCCAAGTTGAACAGAGAGTTCTTGTCGTGACCTTTCAGCAATGCACCGGCAATCGTGCGTTCCATTATCGTGTACTCATCACCACGATCTATCTTCTCCAGTTCCTTGCGCCCAAGAGACAACATAGACAACATCGTATCTTCCACTTGGGATTTGGTGTACCCAATCTCCTTCATTTGTGTGATGAGTTTCTTTGGTCTTCCGTTGCCAATTCTTCTCTCATCCTCTCCCGGCTTGAATGGTTTTAAGTTTTGCTCGTTCGCCATAGTTTTCTCATTTATCTCACATTTTCAATTTCTCTTGGTGCTTCTCTTTCAAGAAGTCCTTGTATTGTTTCTTGTCACCATATTTAATGTGACATTCTCTGCACAATGCTTGTAGATTCTCAATCACATCCTTTGTCTTTGTCCCTCCCATTTGTCTTGGTTCAATGTGATGGATGTCCACGGCAGTTTTGCCACACACCTCACAAGGGATGAAGTCACTTATGTCATATCCGAAATGGTTTAGGTATGTCATTGTGTGTTTCTTCATTGCTCATTCTTTCTTCTCCTCTTTGGTTTATGCTCATCATCGGCAAGTTGTGCTTTGGTGATGGCTTCTTGTTGTTGGTTAGCCCATATCAAAAGTGAGTGCAATGCTTCGGTCACACAAGTACTGCAATTAGGCAAGTTCCTTCCGAAGATTTCACGGTGGACATTGTTCAGGATTGCCCCTTGTTCCGGTGATGGTGCGAATACTTGTGTTTTCTTCCAGTTGTCGTACAACGGTTGGAGTGATAGTATAAATTCAATATTGCTCATAGTTTTGTTTCAAGAAGTGCCACAATCACGGTGGCGATGGATGCGTAAAGTATCCCCACCCAACCGTAGGTGTACAAGAAAAAGGACAAACCCAACCACCAAGACAAGCAGAACGCACAGTCAAGTGGTTTCATTCGCTTCCATTTGGAATAGTCGCTCCCGTACAGATAGCGTTTTAATAGATCGGCTGGTTTGCCAAAGTTTACGATGATGATTGCCAAACAAGCAATTCCAATTATTTCTGTGTGCATCGGTCTTTCATTAGTTTAATTACTCGCAGTACTTCACGAACGGAGATATCTGTCTTTCTATGGATTGCCCTTGCTGACATTCCTGAACACCATAGTTTAAAAAGTTCTCGTTCATAGAAATATGCTGATTCTGTTACTTGGTTTATTTTGTTGATTCGTTCAAGTTCAATTCCTTCGGCTTGTTCCCTCTCATCCAATAAGTCAATGTCTTCAGCGAAGTCAAGCTCGTACACATCGTGTTGATCATATATTCTTGATTCGCCAAAGGGATGCCGGTTGCCGTTGATACAAAGGTATAAAAGACGGATTGACCAAAACTGGATGTATCCGTCTCTGTATATTTTCTCGATTTGCTCATCAGGTTTCTCAAGGATTGTTAAAAAGTAAAATTGATACAACTCCCTTGCCAACTCATTGTTTTTTGCAATGTTCTTGGTGGCTTTCCTCAACCAATCGGCTTTGGATAGTTCCAATATGATGGCATCCTTATTCAATTTTTCTTTTCAATAATGCAAATATAACCATCTTTTTCGTATTTTTTTTGACATCTTATCACCTGATCTTCCTCATACAGGATGTGAATCGATGACGAGAGTCCTTTGGTGCAAGTAATCACCCAATAACTGAACGGATGTTTCATATGTCTGTCTTGTGGTTTTGTCGTGTGTAATTAGATTGTCAAACACATTGATGGCATTCATCACGCTGGAATGGTCTCTCCCCAATATATAGCCAATTGATGAGAATGTCATCTTCAATTGCTTACGGCAAAGGAAGGAAAACATATGACGGGCATACACAACCGATTGTTTTCTCAAGGATGAAATAACAAGATCAGGTGTGACATCGTATGCTTGACAACAAACCCTCATCGCATCTGTCCAATCGGCATCAATGGTTTTCAAATCGCACTTGGGTTGAATGATTTCTTGTTTAAGCCTTTTCAACTCTTTGTCGTGCTTGACGGTTATGTCTGCAATCTGCAATCGCAATCTGCGAATCTCTTGCTTCAGGTTGTGGGTTTCTTGGTATTGGTTCATAGTAATTTTGTTTGTATTGTTGGTTGATAACTTGCATCGTATCTTATGTTGTCACCCTTTGGGTATGGCTCAATTTTATACGGCAACTCAACGCCCATTTGTTTTCTTTGGTATTTGTTCCCAATAAAATAAAAGTATCTGTGTTTTTGTGGTCTTTCTTTCATGTACAACCGATCACCAAATTTTTCCCTTAACCATTCAACGCGGTTTTCTTGCCCCCTTGACATATCGAATACACTTGCCCCATGCAGATGTTCCATTCCTTTAATCATGTAATCCATAAACTTTACAGATAATCCCGTATAAATCCAATTGGTTGCTTGGTAAATGTATCCTTGATGGTTGTGTGATGTATCTGCATAAGATACCAACACGCATGGGTTTGGCATCATCTTAATTGTTTTGGAAACAAAAAAACTTAATGTGTTTTTTGGAACGCCTTCATTGATAACCAACCTATTGAGTTCATACAATTTGAACGATGGAATTGATTCCCTTAACGGGCTACTCGCGGGTGTGCCGTAACTGCATACGCCAATCAACAAATTGTCATCATACAATCCAAAACAAAACTCTATCGGTGGGATTCTCCTTGCATAGTGCTTTTTCAAAAACCACTCTTTGCAATCTTGATAATCAATTGATTTAATGTCGTAGTTCATTAGAATGTGATTTTACATTTGTTACACTTGTGCTTGTTTACGGTTTTCAGCAACCATACTTTCCCAAGTTGATTACACTTTGGGCATTTTGGATGTTCTGCAAGTACGATTGAATCATAGACGGATTGCCAGTACTCGTGACCTTGTGGCGTTTTATCCCATTTGAACGCATCTAAGAGCATATCTTGAAGCGTGTTATAGCATTGCACCTTTTTATCCTTTTCAACGAGTGAGATGAATTCCTTGTACATTGGCAAGTCCTTTGCTTTTGTTCGCAGTTGGTTGAATCTGCGGTAGTCAATTATTTTCATATTTGATTTCTATTAGTTTCATTCCGTAATTGTTTACTTCGTTTTTTATTTCAATGTCTTCTTTTTTTATTAAAATGTTTTTTGCAAATGGCTTGTAATTTACCAAGTGATGCCATCGGTTAAATCTCCAAACCACTTTCACAACATCTGGATGTTGCTCTTGTAAACTTTTTGCAAATGCCAATCGTTTATCTCCTGTATTGTAGATTGTATCTGTATTCCCACCGCCTTGTGTCATCGTTGCCCGTTTACCAATGAGAAATGAATTGAACAATACGGTACACCATCCATCTTTTAACACCCTTAAACTCAAATCAGTATCCTCATTGTATCTTCCACGCCATCTATATTGAATGTCGTTTTTAATTAGTATACAAGAATAAATTCGTTCATTGAATCTTATTGGTTGCCTTCCTTCACTCGCTGGACAAAATATGGCATAGTTCATCCCAGCCATTGCAATGTTTTTATATCTCAATACAAAATCTTCAATCACCGCAAATGGAGTTGGGCAAATACATTTTATTTTCATGTTGTTGTAAAATCGCTCAACGCTTTCAATGTTGTCATCCAATATCCAATGAAATTCAAATCCCGAATCAATTGAATGTTGCCACACAAAGTTTCTTACTGGTATGCTTCCTTGTTTTAATTCACTCAAATTTGATGGCAAACAAATAATCTTTTCAATATCAATGTGTTCTTTGTAGTACTCATACTCACTTGGTTCAACAACAATTTTAAACGGGCAATTCATTGATTCCAATGTCTTGACTGTTTGCCTTCTTTCCCATCTGCCCTTGCTAATTATGTAAATTGGAAATCTTGGGTTCATTTGAATCTGTATTTAGATGCCTTTTGACGCAATGGATACCAAGATGATTTGACATCCTTTCTTTGCATACCATCAAAAACCCTTTCGCCATCATACAAATGTTCTTTGATTAATTTGTTGAATTCCTCAAAATCTTCTTGGGTGCGAAATTTGAATGTTGCCGTAATTAATGGATCGGGTTCACGAACATTGTTGTATTCAGGCATCCCGATGTAATGATCTTCCCAATTGTTTTGTACTTGAATTGCGTCAAATAAATTCATTTGTTTGTTTTTCATATCCGTTCTTTATAACTGGTATACATTCCTTCAAAGTATGTCGGTATTGTCACGCACTCTCCGTTTCTATTCTTTGCAATGATCAACTCGGCTTGTTCCATTTCGGGTTTTTCTTGCTCATAGTACATCGGTCTAAATGGGAACATCACGATGTCGGCATCTTGTTCAATTGCACCTGATTCCCGAAGGTCACTCAACATAGGTCTCTTGTCTGCTCTCTCCTCACTCTTTCGTGATAACTGTGCAAGTATCATCACCGTGATTTTAAGTTCCTTTGCAAGGAGTTTTAATGTGCGTGATATCTCTGCAATCTCTTGTTCACGGTTTGTCTTTGTTCCTTTAATTAACTGGATGTAATCAATGACAAGCAAGTTCAATCCCTTTGTTGATTTGTGAAGTTTGGCTTTGGCTTTGATTTGTCCGATGCGAGAATCCACATCATCATCAATAAAGAACTCAATCTTTTGGCTGTTGGCAATGTCACACACCTGAAGAATTTCATTCTCTCTCAATTGTCCGTTGCGAATCTTCCAATTGGCAATGTCACCAATCAGCGAAATGTATCTCTTTGCAAGTTGCTCATTGGACATCTCAAGTGAAATGAACAAAGCCTTCCCACCAATCTGTGCAAACTCCTTTGTTAAGGTCAAAGCAATTGCCGTCTTACCCATTCCCGGTCTACCAGCAACCACAATCAAATCCCCTTCGTTATAACCACCAATGTACTTGTCAAGGAATCTCCATCCGGTTTGCTTACCCGTCAAGTTTCCACCATTTTGAGCATTGAAAACAATTTGATCGACGACCTTGTTGGTCACCTTCACAATACTGGATGGTTCTTTATGGGTTGAAAAGGTTGTGCGTTCAACTACATTTTGAATGTCGGTCACAAGCTCATTCAATTCCTTTGTTACATCCAAAGACAAAACGCCTTCAACAACTTGCTTCTTGATGTAATCGTGTTCCAACTGCATCAGGTGTGGTTTAATATCTGTGATGCCCGATGCTTGTTGTTGGAGTTGGATAATCTCAATCACTTGAACTCGGTCAAAGTGTTTGGATAAACTCACATAGTCAATGGCTTCGTTGTTGTAGTACATTTCTGTCATAACCTCAACCAATTTGGATGACATTGAATCCGTAAACCAATTCTTGTTGATTCTTGGTAGGAAGTGTTTTGCGTCATCGTAAAACAACATATTTGATAGGATGATTCTTTCTGTGTTCATAGGGTTGCAATTTTAGGTTTGTTTGTTTTGATTTCCTCGGTTTGAAGATTATTTAATTTCCAAGTTCTCACGGATGCTTTCCAATCTTTCATTTTGTTTTTACCAACTAACCAACCGTTTGATTCATAATGAGACATCCATCTTTCCGAGATGTCATTCATTCCTTGTTCTTTCATATAAGTTTTAACATCTTCAATGGTCGGTTTCTTAAATACTTTTTTATCTTTATCTCTTTCACTATCTCTATCACTATCACTATCGGCATTTTTGGTAAGCGGTCGTATGCCATCGGATGCGGTCGCATCCCACCGCTTCTTTGCATTGTCCGAATTCCGTTCACAAATGGATTTATATTTTACCAAATCTCTCATCAATGATTGCTTGATAGGTTCAAAAGCAATGCGAGTAATCACATTGTCCGTCTGTGGTTCTTGGTCATTCACATATCGTAGTATGTGCTTGAACAGATCACCAGCCTGTTCGTTTGTTAGTTGGTCTACCGTGTGAATTAAATCACAATAGAGTAGGAATGATTTCTTATTTTTTGACATAAAAAAAGCCCCATCAAATTAGTGCAGTAAGAGTGCGACTAATTCAACAGGGCAAATATCTTTTAACATACAGGATCTCTTACCTCCTAGTTAACGGTTCAAATATAATACATTTAATCTACATTGCAAAAACATTCAAAGGATGGATCATTATCCCATAAACCTAATTGAGATTGTGCCTTGTCTTTTATTTGCTGATAACTGATTTCTTTTTTGAATGTGGCTGATTGTTCTTTATTAATCCACCAATCAAACAATTCAGGTTTCTCTTTGGCGATAATTGCAAGTTTACCTTTGCCCTTTAGGAAACAACAATCACAGTTCCCGTAAGGTTCGTTTACCATCAAATCAAATGGTTGTTGTTTCCACCAATTTAATACATCTGCTTTTGTTGTCTTCCATTTTACCAAAGGCAATTCAACATCCAAATCCGTTGCGTTTATTTTTGCCCATCTCCTCGGTTCATCATATCGGATGCCATTGTAACTCGTGTAATTTTCAATACCAATACTTTTCAAATATCTTTTTAAAGTGTTGATTTTCATTTCGAGTGTACAGTATCTAAATTGTTGATTGGGTATAGATGATGGTCTTTGCTCTAATAGTTCGTCAAATGGTCTCCCAATGCGTGAAGCGGTGTCATATGTTACAACTTCAAAGGTTGCTGGTTTGCGATATTCTAACCAAACCATATTCAAATTCCACCGCTTATCACATTCATTAATAAACTCCAATGTTTGTGGCATTTCTTTTCCAGTGTTTTGAAAGGTCACAAGATATTCACCGCCTTCATCAATTAGGCGTTTTGTCATATATGCGGAAGTTCTTCCACCACTGAAATTGATTACCTTACACATTGTATCCCAATTCTTTTTTTACTTTTGCTTGATGTTTTTGTCGTAGCTCATATGTTGTACCTCTCAATTCGGGATCATCTAACTGCAACCGTTGACGGCATCTGCGGATGGTTTCCGCTGGTGTTAACTTGCCTGATTCCAAACGATGGAAGAAGTTAAACAGATTTGATTCCCTTCTCCAAATCATTGACATCAAAAGGTTGTCATTGTCTCTTGTTTGTGGATATTGCTCCAGCAATTTCAACACAAGTTTTTTGGTTACATTCATACGGTTTCTTGTTGATAGATTTTTTTAGCGTTTGCAAACCCGGCATTGTATGCGAGTTGTTGTTCCATTTTCTCAAGTTGCTTGAAATTGAAGATCAGGTGTGGACTGATATCCAAATCGGGGAACTCCGTGCGTAGGTGTTCAACCAAGCGGTCTATTGGTGTCTTCATTGTCTGTCTATGAATTCTGCGTAATCTCGTGCATCTTTTTCCGTTTCAAATGTGGCGAGTAATTCTCCAGCGAAGTATACCCGCCATTTGCAAATGGAATTAATTGTTGCTTTCACTACCCTTGCTTTTAACATTTTTTAAATCTGTAAATTGGTTCTTGAAAGTTTGCAACTTGTCCTCCAACTCTGCGATTCGTTTCTCGCTCATCATCTTCGCTTGGTTTAAATCATCCTTGCCTTGCTGGATGGTTGACCGAATGGTTAAGATTTCTGTTTCCAAATCCCAAATGTTGCGATTCTTTTTGTTAATTGATTCTTGCAATTCCTCTGCGTTTCTCTCAACTTGCCACAACCGGTAAGCGAGAAGGACAGTAACACCGCCCAAGATTA